TGAAGGTAGTGGTATATTGAACTGGTTCCTGCAGGGTGCGGAGGATCTGTGCCGGGTCATGCAGGCCGGAAGGCCGTTCCCGGTGACCGAGAGGCAGCGCGGGATGATTGATAATCTATTGAGCGAGAGCGATAGTGTTAGATACTTTATCGTCAATCATGTCAGAGGCAGCAGTATGTCGTCGGATTGTATCACTACTGAGGAGCTATACAGTGCCTATATGACGATGTGTAACAACAAGGAATGGGGGCCTGAACCGGAGAAGCGTTTCCAGAAACGTGCCGCTGAACTGATGCTGGAGATACACCAGGCCATCCCGTCGAACCACATTCACCGTAGCGACGGTCAGCAACAACAGTCCCGAGGCTACATGAAAGTAACCTTGACCGCATGAAAAGCACTGGATTTGTCAAGTGTTGTCAAGCGGTTGGGACGGGGGACGGCACTTCTCAACTCGGTGCTAGAAGTGTAAAAGGGGGTATAGGCTGCTCCAGGGTAGGAATGGAGTTGGGAAATGCCGTCCCTCCCGTCCCAAACACTAGACACCGCTTGACAGTGGTAGGCCTGCGTAAAATTGGCTCGAAATTGGTCGGGCAATGCCCAGCCTGTGCCGAAGTAGGGGGAGACAAGCAGCGCAATCACCTCGTTGTCCAGGCAGACGGGAGGTTTGGTTGCGTTATCCACCCGGGTTCCAGTGGCAAGGCACATAGACAACGCATATTTCAGCTTATAGGAGATAAAAGCGGCAAGGGTAGGCAGCACTTGCCCGCAACACCATTAGACATATCACTGTTATGATAGTAACAAACACAACGAAACTATTGATGGAGGCACCGCACCTTGTGAAGATAGGCGTGCAGCGTGGCTGGCTGTCGTACCCCAAGGACATGGCGTTCAAGGAGGACGGCACGCCAGCCCCGGTCATGCAGGATGAGCCGGAGGTCACCGAGCAGCGCCACACGCCGGACATGGCACGCAAGGCCTACGACCTGCGTGACCGAGGCCTGTCGCTGAACGATGTTGCCACGGCCTGCCAGGTGCCCCGAGGCAGCGTGGTCTATCTCATCACCAAGGGCCACGAACTCTACCTCGCAAGCCAACGGAAGGACATTGAACCATGACCACAACAAAGGCAGAATCCCCGCAGATGGAAGATCCATTCATTTACGCACCGCAGCCGACCAGTAAGGTCCAAGCAGTAACCCAGGCAGGCACCAGGCCGTCCATCCATGTCTCGCTGTACGCCTACGGTGGCATCAGTGCGGCCTGCATGATGTCCTGGGTAGACCTGACGGCCACGTTCGCCCGTTCAGACAGGCAGACCGATCTGCGCACCATCCGGGAGGATGCCCTGATATCCCGCAGCCGTTGCCGCGCGACCAAGTGGTTCCTCGACAGCGGCAAGGACGTCTGGGTGCAGATCGACCACGACATTGAGTTCACCGCGGCCGACGTCATCCGTATGGCCGAGCTGGCCCATGAGCACCAGGCAACCGTCTGCATCCCCTACTCATGCCGCTCACTGCCCGCCAGGCCGGCCCTGCGTCCCAAGGCGGAGCACCTGCAGGCCCTCAAGCATCAGGTGAATGACGCTGAGTGCGCAGCGGAGCTGGTCCCCATCACCATGTTCGCATCGGGATGCCTCGCAATCCCCCGTAAATGCCTTCTGGCGACACTTGATGCGCTGGAAGGGTCAGGAGTGCAGAGCCCGTACAGGATCGACTGGTGCGAGGATGTGCGCGTCGAGCGCTTCCCGACCCTGTGGATGCCACTGGCCATGGAATCCATGCCCGGTAAACTCGAGTATCTCAGTGAGGATTACGCTGCTGCGGTCAGGATGAGCCTGGCCGGAGTGAAGCACCTTTCGATGAAGCCCCGGAAGCAACTCAACCACTGGGGAGAGTTCCCCTTTAGCTTCGCGCCTTATGCCGGGTGAGAAGCCAAAGAAGAGGCCGAGTCTCGAGGACGTCGCCAAGGCCGCTGGAGTCAATTACCTGTACACGCAGCGAGTGCTGTCAGGTAACACCGAGATCCCCCAGGCAACGCAGGAGAAAGTCTTCAACGCAGTCAAAGAGCTTGGGTACGTCAAAACACACCACCCTGGCCAACACTTCAACAACAAGCTGACCCAAGAGAAAGCAGACGCTGTCGTCGCTGGTATCCTGGAGAACAAGTCGATTGATAAGATTGCGGAAACCACAGGGCTAAGCACCACAACCGCTTTTAAGCTGATTCGAGGGGTTAAAGTCCCGGTCGATTACCCCGAAAATGAGGAGGACTGGCGGAAAGACGTGACCGGGTTTTTGGAGGTTGCAATCTGGAAGGGCACCAAGCGACTAGCTGAATCCTCTATTAACTTGATAGATGATAGGGGTTTACCCGTAGCGGTCGCTGTGCTTACCGACAAACTCGCTGTAATTAAGGGTCAACCTACCTCAATTCACCTCGCCATGACCGCTTCGGTTAATCACCGGGACCTGATGAAGGACCTGAAAGAGCGCGACGTGACGCCTGTGAACGACGAGCAGACGCCCGATGTAACCGACTGACTGAGTATGATAAAATAGATTATCAGGCCCTGATAACCACCCCGGCGTCCGCCCGATCCAGCTATCCCCAGGCCACCCCCCGGGGGAGGGGGTCGGGCAATCCGCGGCGACGGTAAAAGTCGACGGGTTCCTTGAAACGAAAAATGTTGATAAATGACTCCACTTTGCCTCACCTGCTCCAAGCCCTTCGAGATCATCAAGCAGCACTCCGGCCCCAAGCAGAAGCGCTTCTGCACCGAGGCCTGCAACACCGCTTGGTGGAACGAGCAACCGCAGCACCCCGTCATCCCCAAGGTCGACGCCTCGCACCCCCGCGCACTTGAGCTCAAGCAGAAGCGCACCCAGCTCGTGCTCCTCGAGAAGGCCGACCCCTACACCTACGGCTACATCCCGGACCACTGGGAGATCGCCAACACCGAGTATTTGCTCACCCAGGAGCTACTCATCTCCGGCGGCAACCGCGCCGGTAAAACCCTCTGGGCCGCCCGCCGCGTGGTTCAAACCCTCCTTGAGAAAGAGAACGCATCGGTTCTCTGCTGTCACACCTCCCACGCCACCTCGGTCACCGTGCAGCAACCCGCTATCTACAACTACCTGCCCGTCGCACTCCGGGCGACCAAGAAGGGCCGCATCCACTACCTGAACTACAGCCGCAAAAACGGCTTCACCGACGGATCATTCATCCTACCCAACGGCAGCCGCTGCGACTTCCTGAACTACACGCAGAGCGAGAACACCATCGAGGGCCGCGAGGCCGACATGATCTGGTGCGATGAGCTTGTACCGCAATCCTGGGTGGACACACTGCGCTACCGCCTGATCACCCGCCGCGGCAAGCTCCTCGTGACCCAAACTCCCCTCGAAGGCGTCGCCTCGGTCTACAAGGAGTTCACCGCCGGCTCCGCAATCACCCGCTTTGACGACGCCGAGCTCATCAAAGGCAAGCAGGCCCTGCCCACCTGGCCCATGGGTAAGTCCGCCCGCACCATGGTGCAGCCCCAGACCAACCGGCGCACCGTGTTCTTCTTCTCGGAAGACAACCCGTACAACCCCTTCGACGAGATGAAGTCCAAGCTGGTCACCTCGCCCATGGGACAGATCCTGACCCGGGCCTACGGCTGGGCCTCGGACAACATCGGCAAGGCCTTCGCCCGTTTCCGCCCCGATATCCACTGCATCCCAGCCTCCAAGGTGCCCCCGGGCGGCACCCTGTACATGGTCTGCGACCCTGCCGGAGCCCGCAATTGGTTCTGCCTGTGGCTCTTGGTCTACGAGGATGGTAAGCGCGTCGTGGTCCGCGAATTCCCTGACTTCTCCAACTACGGCGAATGGGCCCTGCCCTCCGAGAAGCCCGACGGCAAGCTCGGGCCTGCGCAGACCTTGGATGCCGGCCGTTCCATCTCCGAGTACCGCAAGCTCTTCCGCCAGATCGAGTCCGACCTCGGCTACGGCGAGCCCGTCATGCGCCTGATCGACCCCAAGGCCGGCGGTTCTCCAGCGCTCTCCGAGGCCGGAGGCACGACCCTCATCGACCTCCTGGCCGAATCCGACGACCCCACCGACGATGGCATGGCCTTCATTCCCGCACCCGGCGTGCCCGTCGACCAGCGCACCAGTGCCATCAATTCGCTCCTCTCCTACGACGCCACCCAGCCTCTCACCGCGCTCAACGAGCCCTCGCTCTACATCACCGACACCTGCACCAACCTTGCCTACGCACTCTCCGAGCACACCGGCCGCGACGGGCAGAAGGGCTGCACTAAAGATCCCATCGACTGCCTGGGGATGCTTTTGGTCTCAAGTCTTGCGTTCGTCGGCCGCGGGGGCTTTGATTGTCGCGGCGGCGGCGGATACTAAACCATTTCACTATGCAAGGAGATTCCTACAAGCAAGCAACCGACGTGATGGCACGGGTCGGCGACGAGCCCAATGTACCGGCATTGACCGAGGAGCTGCGGCGCTCGGCCACCGACTACGGCGTCTTCGCCCGGGTCGAGAATGCCGAGAACGTGCGCTACTGCCGCTGGCCTGGGCAGACCGACGACGGCAAGAAGAACAACGATGCCAACCGCAACAAGCCGGCATTTCCCTGGGACGGAGCCTCCGACACGCGCATCCCGCTGGCCGACGAGGTTATCAACGGCCTCGTCGACCTCTGTTCCACCTCTTTCTGGCGCTCGATGCTCCGCGTGTCGCCCACCAACATCAGCCAGCTCGACCAGGCGGTCACCGCGCACAACCTGATGGACTGGACGGTCAACTCCCGGATGTACAACGACCTGACCCGTGAGGTCGAACTACTCTCGCAGTACCTCTGGACCTACGGCTGGGCCGGCGTCCACGTCACCTGGCAGCAGGAGATGGGACAGAAGGAGCAGTACCTGACCATGGACCAGATCATGGCCTTGGCAGCCCAGTCGCCCGAGGGCTCCATCCTGGCCGACCTGCCCAATCTCATCGCCAACCCCGAGGCCGACGACCAATCCGCAGAGCTCCTGCTCGCTGCCTTCCCCAACCTGCGTAAGCGCCGGGCGCTCAAGGCCATCCGCGACCTGCGCACCGAGGGCGAGTGCGACTTCCCCATCCCCACCATGGTCAGCAACAAGCCCATGGTCGCTGCCCTGGCACCCTACGACGAGTTGGTTTTCCCGCCCGAGACCACCGATATCCAGTCCGCCCGTGTTGTCTTCCGCCGCTACTACATGACCGAGGCCCAACTCCTGAACAAGGTCGAGACCGAGGACTGGGACGCCGAGTGGGCGCAGGAAGCCATCAACACGATGGGCCGTTTCTCCGATTACTCGGCTTATACCTACGCAGCCGTCGGCCTTGCTGAAAACTCCATCCTCGACCGCGAAAACCTGATCGAAGTGGTCTACGCCTACCAAAAGTCTATCGACTCCGACGGTATCCCGGGCGTGTTCTACACCGTCTTCAGCCCTCAGGTCGGCGACAAGTGGGGCTACTTCGACCTGTTGGACTACACGCACGGCCAGTATCCTTTCGTTATCTGGCGCTCCGAGCTCATCCACCGCCAGATCACCGAGAGCCGCGGTGTGCCC